AAATAAGCTTTCACCAAGCTTTTCTCCCATTGTTTTATCTGATTCATAATGCACTCTTGCAAGTATTCTGCTTTTTGAAATATTTTCTGCAGCTTGCATTAACTCCTTTTGCATTTCTGGATACATGTCAGTTAACACCAAAGCTATTAACTTTGACTGCGCTGAATGACCTGAAGGAAACGCAGGAGTTTTGGCGCTCTTCATATCGTTATAAGATAAATCTATATTGTAATATTCAGCTAAATCATTTGGTCTTTTACGATTATGATAATTTTTTATTTCAAGAATTACAGGTTGAGATTCTGCAATTAAATTTTGAACCAATTTGTCAGGAAACTTTCTGGTTCTATTGTTAAATAAATTTTTAAATGTTTTATAAACATTATCATATTTATTAGCAAAGTTAACATCTAATGGAGTGCGTTGAAGTTTACGTATTTCTCCTAAAGCTTTTAAAGAAAAGTCATCAGGGTATTTAACATCTTTAAATTTAGAAATATTAAAATCATCAAACATCATCTACCTCTTGTACTACTTTTCTTCTTTTTAGGTCTAAGTTTTACTACCTTTTTATCAAGCATCTTAAGACCCTTTTCTATGATCTTGGATTTACCAAAGTTTTTTAAACCTTGTTTTAAAAGAGAAGCACCTTTTACTACAGCACCACCTCCAATGTTTCCTAACATCCCTGCACTACCCATGACTTTTGGTTTCCCATAGTCATCGACAATGTTTCTTATTTCACCTTTTTTAGGTTTGCGTCTTCTTCTATTTTTTTTACTAAGTTTACTACCTATTGCCATTATCTTGGATCAAATTCAGAAAGATCAAAACCATCTAAAGAGTCTTCGTTAGACTCAAAACTTACAGGTGGTAAATTTCTTTTACGTTGTTCAATTAATTTAGACTGTTGAGAATTTGCTTGGCTAATTCTATCAGCCTTGCCTTTCTCTTTAGCCATTTCTCTTTTATCTATTTGAGATTGCTCTATGCCTTTTAATTGCATATTATAAGCAAACTCAGTTTCCATTAGCTGTGATTTTAACATAGCTTCATTCTTCATCTTCTCAATTTCCATAGCTATTTCAGCTTGTTTAATTTGCATTTTAGCCTGCGTTTCGGCTTGTATTTTTTGTTGTTCAGCTTGCGCTTGAGCCATAATGTTTTGTTGTTGTGATGCAGCTTGCATTTCTTGTTGCATCATTTGTTGTTCTTGCTCTGCTGCGGCTTTGGCTTTACGTTTTACTTTTAACAACTGGTTAGCCATTTTTAAATTATGAAGCTGACGAATATCAATAGCGTCCTCTAAACTAATATCTTCTTTAGATAATGCCATTTGTATATTTTGTTCAAGCATTGCTTTTTCTTCTTCATCAGGCGCTAATTGTAGGAATATACCAAAGTCATATAAATATAAATTTTTAACATCTTCTAATATTCCTAAATTATATTTTCCAATCTGCATAGCAAATTGATCAGCAAAGTCTGCGTATTCTAAAATATCTGCTGTTCTAAGGACAACACCTTCAGCCATTCTTTTTGTCATATAAAGACTGGCATTTAATATATGTCTTGTAGCAGTGTTAGAATTTAAAGCTGCTAATTTTTGTACACCAACTAATGCGTCTGGATTTGGAGTAGATCCATCTCTTGCTTCATTTAGTCCTGTAACAGTTCTAATCATATCTAAATAATGATTGTAATTAGCTATTAACATCTGTAATTTACCCGCTCCGCTGTTTGCGTTTAACTGCTGTATAGGGGTACGTGCGTTATTAAACTCTCCGTCTTGAGTATAAGATCTACCAATAACACTACCTGTTTGAAAATATAACCTTAAAGCGTCTTCAGGATTATATGCAGCGCCTGTTCCCAGATCTACTTCATTTAAACCATCTGCATCTATGAATACACCATCAGGTACAACTCTTGCAACTACTTGTTGAATTTTTAAATGTGTAACCTGTATTAAATCAGCAAAAGGAATCATACGTCTTACTAAAGATTCATATGTTCCTTTATAACTTCTTGGCGCACAAGCTACATAATTAGGTAAAGCATGTTGGCTTGCTGATTTAGGTCTTACCATATTTTTAGCAAGCTCCCACTTAAGAACTATGTTAGTTCCCATAACCATTATACCATCATACCAAACTTCTAAATTCTTTTCTATTCTTTCAAAGTTACCTTCATCCATCATTTCTTGTGGTGGATTAAAATCAGAATCTTTTTCTACAACTTTGTAGCTGCCATCAGCCATTTGTTTTCTTTTATAAACCATCTTATGCGTGGTTTTATAATTGAAGTACATTAATGTACAAACATCTCTTTGAAAAATAGAGTTTTCATAATACTGAGCGTTGTTAAAATAATTATACCATGATTGACTATACTTAGCAATTTCTTCCATTTGTTCATTTGTTATGTCTGGATCTATCTTAACAAGCTCAGACATAGGAATAGTTTTAACTTCTCCCCAATAAAAACAATCTTTAAAATATGGATCTTCAGTATAACTATATACAACATTAGCTGGATCAACATAATCTAATTGTATACCTTGACCTGGTAAAAACTGATGTTTTGCCATACCTACACCAAGTGTCATTAAATCATAATCAAATCTTTTTCTTATCTCGTTGTATTGATTTTGATGTAACACAGTGCTAATAGCTTCTTCTGCAGCAATCTCTACAGCTGGTTTATAATTCATCTGCATAAACAACTCTAACTCCTGATCGTTTTCAGGTAATTGTTTTGGATCCATTTGAAATACATCCAACTCAAAATCATTTGTAATTTGTTCTAATAAAGGACGAGCAATCATTTGCCCTTCTATTTTATCTTGAAATTGATTTCTTTTTTCTGCCGACATTGCATCTTCTGCAAAAGCTTCTACTTTAAATAAACGATCATTTAAACCATTTACTACTATGTCAACCATTTTAGGAATAATTGGAACAGGGGTCCAATCTAAATTAAGATATGATAAATCACCATCTACAGCGATTTCATTTTTATATTTTGCTACCGATTGCTCACCACGTGCGTATAATCTCAGTCTATTAAACTGTGACCATTGATTAAAAAATCTACATGAGCCACCTTCTTTTCTAAACCATTCATACTGAATAGCTTGTCCTACTTGTAAACCGTACTCTATTGTATCTTTTTGAGAATCAGATGCAAATTGATCAGGAAAGGCCGCAGCTTTTAAATTAATTGTAACCTCTTTCATCTATTAATTATTCGACTAACTAAATCGCTATTATTATATCTGGCAAAGTTAATGCTTATTTTCGATTTTTCTTTAGACGGTGTATATAAGTGTTTTTGATTTGCCATAATAGCTAACCCTGAACTTATTGCCGCATCAAACCTTGTTCTATTGTTAATATCGAACTTGGCCCAATCTTCTAAAGTACGTTGAAAATACATTTCACCCATATCGCCTTTTTGTCTATATGTACCCATCATATCAAGTCCAACATATTTTTCAATATAAGACTCGATGGCAGAAGCGTGCGATTGTTTTACGTCTTCTGAGGTATTTGGTATACCACCAATTTCTTTTTCGGTTTTAGATAGTTTGTTAAAAGTTCTATCTGGTCTATTTATACAAAACGGACGATAACCTCTATTTTTAAAATGATACAATAATCTTGGTTTATTATTTTCACACAAGATTGGCATACCATAAAACACACAAGCCATCAAAACTTCTTCAAAAAATATTTCAGCAGTTTGAGGTCTTGCTATATATTCTAAAAAAAAATGGTTACTTGGGACATCATCCATATTAAACTTTGTCAAACCATGTAATGAACCATTAGAACCTTTCCCAACAACTACACCAGATATATCATATGAATCACATCCAAATGATCCTAAATGCTCGTTGGCAGGATAAAACCTTCCTCCCTTTTTTACTACATTATTTTGAAGGTTAGTTTGTGGTATGTAAGTTACAAAAAATCTACCTCTTTTATTTGGAGTCCATACAACCTCAGAATCTTTTACACCATCTTTCCAACTAAAAGAACCCTGTGTTACAAAATGTTCTTTTATTAATGAATCATTATAGTCTATTTGTTGATATAGTTTTGTTAAATTAAATATTGATTGTTTACTTTCATCTCGAAATGCATGAGATTCTGTACGTGGAAATTGTCTGTAATATTCATTTAATGCATCAGCATCTTGTGTTAAAGAGTCAACTTCGTTTTTCCAATAATCTATTGCACCTTGATATATATATTCATCATCTACGCCAACTACTTCATTATCAGGTGTTTGCAAAACAGGCATACCATACTTATCTATAAAGCCTTCCATATTCCACTCCATAGGTATAAACAAAGAATATAAACCTGTTTTAGTTTGTCCGTTGGCATTTCTTTTACTAACATCCGAATCCATAAATAGATTTTTAAAATTTCTACCACCTTTATCTAATGCGTTTGAAGTAGATCCCATCATACACTTACCAATAATTTTGGTACCCAATCTTAGACACGTTTTTGTAACACGCCAGTTATTTAAAATGTTTTCAGGTTTTTCCCATTTACCACTTTCATCGTGTATTAATAGTTGTAATTTCTCTCCATCATAACTATTATCTGAAGTGTTCTTCCAATCAATGGTTGTGTCCAATCCTTCTAAAGTATCTTTCTCTACTTCAAACATATTTTTTTTTGTAATCTTTGATGCCGGTACTCTAAACGCTAATTCTGTTTTTGGTTTATCCATACCATCTTGAATAGGTTTGAAAAAGAATGGATAGTTATGTGATATAGGTACAATTTTATCTGTAAACATTTTTTTTGC